GCAAGCGCGTACAGCCACCCTTTCAGGCAGTAACGCAGTCGATTTCCAGCCAAGCCCTTACCGAATGAGCGCACAGCTTCTCGCTAAGGTGCGAGGATTGATTGCACACGCGCTAGACCCTCGTTCAATGGTGGGCTAATGCCGCCAGTAGCGATAACAACACTCCGCACTACTTTAGCCACCGCGCTAGTAGATAACACTAAATATCAAGTATTTGCCTTTCCACCTGCCACAGTTCTTGCTAACTCTGTAATCGTGTCTCCAGATGATCCTTATTTGACTCCTAGCAATAACCAGCACATCACTATCAGCCCAATGGCTAACTTTAAGATTATTATGACTGTCCCTTTGTTTGATAATGAAGGCAACCTTAACGGCATTGAAGATACTGTCTGTGGCGTGTTTGCCAAGTTAGCAGCATCATCTCTGGTCTATAATGTAAGCGCAATCAGCGCACCAAGTATTCTCAATGCTGCTTCGGGTGACCTACTCAGCTGCGAGATGTCCGTATCAATCCTTACGAGTTGGAGTTAATATGTCCGAGTGGGAAAAAGAAAACGAAGCCTTCCTGATCAAAATCGGGCAGGTTACACCAGCTACATCAAAGCCAGCATCTACTAAGAAAGACGAGGAATAATCCTAATGGCTGTATTTCTAAATAATCAGGTCGGCGTTAAGATTAACTCTGTTGATCTTTCAGACCATGTAACGGCAGTAACAATTAATCGCACATTCGATGAGCTCGAGGTCAGTGCCATGGGTGATTCTAGCCACAAATTCGTAAAGGGTTTGGAATCATCTACTGTAACTATTGACTTCCTTAATGACACAGCAGCAGCAAATGTTCTAGCAACGCTGCAAGCTGCATGGGGAACGACAGTAACAGCAGTATTTCTACAGACAAAGGGAACAGCAGTCTCAGCTACTAACCCTCTCTACACTGTCTCAATTCTTGTCAATAACACAACAGACATCAATGGTGCTGTTGGCGACATTGGCACTCAGTCAATCACATTCACATGCAACTCAACAGTTGCAGTAGCAACTACAGGCACATTCTAATCAACTAAACAAAGGGGCTAATCATGGCAAAACTAAAGATAGTTCGTACAGATGGAAGCGTCATTGAAGGCGAGATCACTCCAGCAGTGGAGTATTCGTTTGAGATGTATGCTAAAAAGGGTTTCCACAAGGCTTTTCGCGATGAGGAAAAGCAGTCGGATATATATTGGTTGGCATGGGAAGTCACTCGCAGGTCAGGTGAAACTGTTAAGCCGTTCGGTATGGATTTCATTGAGACACTACAAAGTGTCGAGGTGCTAGATTCAGACCCTTTAGCTTAAAGCGCGATCTTCCGTTCACCTATCTAATTGCTAGGCTAAGCATTAGATTGGGAATCGCGCCACAGCAATTATTAGAATTAGATAAGATCATGCTAGATGCACTTGTAGCAGGTCTCAAAGATGAAGCAAAGGAGATCAGCGATGCGAGTAGAACTAAAAGGCGTTAAAGATACTCGTAAAGCTATACGCAATTTTGCTCCAGATCTTAACAAGGAACTTAATACAGAATTAAAAAGGGCCTTGTCACCAATAGCCAAAAAGGCTAAAGGTTTTGTACCTGTTGATTCTCCTATGCGTGGGTGGGCTCCACGTTCTTTTTCTGAAACTCAATTTCCACATTATTCAGCTGCAACGATTAAATCAGGCATTGGGTTCAGCACAAAGCCCGGAAAAACAACCAAATCTGGTTTTACATCTAATGCACAGATTTTTAATAAATCAGCGGTAGGTGGGATTTATGAAACAGCAGGACGAGCCAACACAGAAGGTCAAATTTGGGTAGGGCCTAAAGCAGGCGGAACTTCTAAGAAAGTGAGTCGTTCAGTCAATCCAAAAGCTGGAGCGCAATTCATTGCTAATTTGCCTGAGTTAAGCTCTAGCCTTATGGGTCGTGGCCGTTTAATCTATCGCGCTTGGGGTGAAGATCAAGGCAAAGCTTACGGAGCTGCGCTAAAGGCTATTGATACAGCAGATCGCAAGTTCATGGCTTTGGCTAAGACTACTACTTTAAGTAAGGCCGCATAATGCCAATTATTAATATTGGATCTAAATTAGATGCTAAAGGCTTCAAGCAAGCAGAAACAGCATTAACTAGATTAAACAGCAATAGCAAGAATTTGAGCAAGAGCCTTGCTCGCACATTCGGAACCGCTGCTGTCTTGGCATTTAGCCGTGCATCAATCAAGGCTTTTGCACAAGACGATAAAGCTGCAACATCTTTAGGTCAGACATTAAAAAATTTAGAGCTTGCTTACGGCAGCAATATCGGCACTGTTAATGGCTACATTTCACGCCTTGAACAACAGACAGGTGTGCTCGATGATGAACTTCGTCCAGCGATGGATCGATTGCTTCGTGCTACTGGATCAGTTGCAAAGTCACAGGAATTGCTTAACCTTGCGCTAGATGTCGCAGCAGGTACAGGCAAAAGCGTTACTCAGGTTTCACAAAGCTTGCAAAAAGCATATTTGGGCCAAACTCAAGCTATTGGTCGCTTAGGTGTAGGACTGTCTAAAGCAGACATTGCATCCTCATCATTTGAGGAAATTCAGCAAAAATTAACTACCCTATTTGCAGGCCAAGCATCTTCTGCTGCTGAGACTTTTGCAGGCCAATTAGACAAACTAACTATTGCTTCCAATAATGCTAAAGAAACTATTGGCAAGGGCCTTTTTGATGCCATCACATCAATCGGTGGTGGAACTATGACATCCGCCACTGACAACATTGACAAGCTAGCAAAGGGTATCGCAGACAGCCTAAAGAACGCAGGCGAATTTATTGAAAAATTAGATAAGTTAAAGCCTGCCCTTATTGCTTTTGGCTTAGTTGCAGCAGCAGCATTTTTTCCAGTTACTGCTGCTATTGCAGGTGTAATCTTTTTAATTGGTGATCTTAACAAACGATTAAATGAACAGTCTTTTCGCAAGGGAATAATCCCCGGGGGATTTGGCAACATAAACATGACTGCCAATTCCCAAGATACTCAGAAAGCAGATGCGTTAGCTGCTAAAAAAGCCGCAGCCGCTCAACTCAAATTAATGAAAGAACAAGCTGCTGCTCAGGCTAAAATCTTGAGAGACAAGCGTTTGTCTTTGCTTATCGACAAAGCCAACCTTGCTCTAGGCAAGGCCTCAGATGTCTTTGACATAGACAAAATCCAAATTGCCGCAGCTTTGACTAATCAGGCTGAACAATTAGGTAAGGCAACTAATGGAGCACAGATTCTACAGATTGCGAATGACACTGCTCGTCTAAATGTCAAGAAGTCTATGCTTGCCTTAGAAGATGCGATTGCTGCTAAGGACGAAGCAGCTATTATCGCTGCAACTAACAAACTAAATGCAGATCTTAAAATTCTTGGCGCGCTGACTGGTCAGAAAGTCACTCTAGCAAGCATTGAATCTATCTTATTAAGCCTAAAGCCAGTTGATCTTATCAATCAACAAAACTTAGATGATGCTTTATTTAAGATTACAGCAATGATTAAAGCCTTAGCAGAAGCTAATCTAGTTTCAAAGTCTAAAATTCCAACTAGCGCATCTTTGGGCTCTGGCATACCAGCAGGCGATTACATCGCTCCTATCTCTACAGCAGGTGGATCTATCGGGGCTATTCTCGAATACGCAGAAGCAGCAGCAGCTCGTGCTAATGCTTTTGCAGACCTATTGGACATGGAAAACTCATCCTCTGCTAGTTCAATGGGTTCATCAATCGATTTAGAAAGCATTGCTCGTTCTTCATTGTTGCAAGGTCTGTCAGGTGGAGCAGGTGTAGCAGGAGCAGTAAGTGGCTCACGCTATGCAGCACAAGCAGCTAATGCTTACAACATCACTATTAACACAGGCATTGGCGATCCTAACGCGATTGCAGAAGCGATTGAGAATGTATTAGTCGAGGCTAACTACCGAGGCACATTGCGAGGAATGATAGCTGTATGACATGGCTTCCAGAATGGCGAATTACAGTAGGTGATGATGTCTATACGACTGTTACCTCTGTTTCTTTTGCATCTGGTCGTTTAGATATTGATCGACAAGCCACAGCAGGTTACTGCCAAGTAGAGATTATCAACACTACTGGGGCAGATTTCACCATCAATGTCACAGAGCCAGTAACCCTAGAATTAAAGAATGGCAGCGGCACTTATGTCACGGTGTTTGGTGGAGAAGTCTCAGACTTCAACATTGGAGTCAGAAGCCCAGAAGAAACTGGCTACATCACCACTGGCACCGTTCTTGGCATTGGCTCACTGGCTAAACTGACAAAGGCTGTCTATAACACAGCCCTTGCAGAAGGTTTAGATGGCGCACAGATTGCAGCCATTCTAGGTTCAGCACTTAACCTCTCATGGGCAGAAGTAACACCTACCTTAACATGGGATACCTATCCAGCAACAGTCACATGGGATGAGGCAGAGTCCTACATCGGCACTATTGACTCAGGCTTCTACACAATGATTGCCTTAGCAGCTAGTGCTTCTGCTAAGTCTCAGACCCTTGCAGACCAGATTGCTACTAGCGCATTAGGTCAGCTTTACGAGGAGAAAGATGGAGATGTCTCCTATGACGATGCAGACCACAGATCTAACACTCTCGCAGCAAATGGCTATACTTTCCTCGATGGCTCATTCGCATCACCATCCTCTATCAAATCCACAACTCAGATTGCTCGCATCCGTAACAGCCTTATCTATCGTTATGCCACAGGATACGCCAGCACCTACAGTACCTCTGACACAGACTCTATAGCCTCTTACGGCCTGTTTGAGCGTTCATTCGACTCTAACATCAAGAACCTTGCAGACATCACGGATATTGCCAATAGAGAGCTTAATCTAAGGCGTGTGCCTAAAGGCTCACTAGGGGCTATTACCTTTCGTCTAGATAATCCAGACATGACCACGGCAATGCTTGATAGCCTTGTGGGAGTTTATTTCGGTCAGCCTGTGCTTATCAGCAATCTGCCAAGCAATCTTCTTGGTGGCACCTTTGAAGGTTTTGTAGAAAATGTAGCTCTTAGGGCAACTCCAAGTTATGTAGAGATAACCCTTTACATCTCAGCTACAGAATTCTCACTATCAACGACACAATGGGACACAGTTTTGCCTAGCACAATAACATGGGCAACCACAAATGCTACACTTATCTGGAATAACGCGACAGGAGCACTTAACTAAATGGCAACATCACCGATCTATAGCTGGCCAGAGCCAGACAATACGGATCTAGTAAAGAATGGCGCGTTAGCCATCCGCACACTAGGCGATGCTATTGACACCACAATGGGCACAATGGTTGCTAAAACTATTGTAGATGCTAAAGGTGACCTGATCGCAGGTACAGCAGCCGACACAGTAAATCGTTTAGCAGTAGGCAACAATGGCGAGACACTTGTAGCAGATAGTTCCACTTCAACAGGCTTGCGCTGGCAAGGAAATTATGTCGCAGGAAAAAATTTCTTTTTCAATGGTGCTATGGACATTTGGCAACGTGGCACTTCAATCACAACTTCAGGCGGTTATACGGCTGACCGTTGGCAGCAATACACAACAGGTGTGCAAACAACATCACGCCAAACAACAAGCGACACGACAAACTTGCCTCAAATTCAATACTGCGCAAGAGTTCAACGAAATAGTGGTTCCACTTCAACTGGCGTTTTTGCTTTAGGAACATCACTTGAATCTGTTATGACAACGCCAATGGCTGGACAAACGGTAACTTTGTCATTTTATGGACGAAAAGGTGCTAATTTTTCAGGAACAAATCTTGTTGTTCAACTTATTGGTGGTACTGGTACAGACCAAAATGTTGTTTCTGGTTTTACTGGGGCTACAGTAATTAACGGCAGTCAAACTGCGACTTTGACTTCTACTTGGCAACGATTCACTTGGACATTTTCTGTCTCTTCGACTTACACCCAATTAGGATTACAAACTTACTTCTTGGGAGTTGGCACTGCTGGCGCAAATGATTATTATGAAATCACAGGCATCCAACTTGAACTAGGTTCAGTAGCGACAACCTTTTCACGGGCAGGTGGAAACATCCAAGGAGAATTAGCCGCTTGTCAGCGTTATTATGAATCTTATGCATTTGGCAGTGATGGTGTTCTTCCTGCTCAAGCCATCTCAACTACTGCGGCTTATGGTTCTTTATCTTATAAAGTACGAAAAAGAGGTAATCCAACAATCGCTGCAACGGGTGGAACTTTCCAAGTTTGGAACGCTGGGGCCACAAGTATTGGTGCAACCTTTCAGGCTGACTCCATAGGAGTTGATACTGCTCGAGTTGCGGCTGTATCTGCAAGTGGTTTAGTTGCTGGAAATGCTGCCAATTTGTACTTTCCAAGTATGACCATAACAATTAGTGCGGAGTTATAAAATGACAACTTATGAAATTAGGCAAGGTCTAAACGGAGACATCTTGGTTAAGATTGAAGATGGAATTGAGTCTTTTGTGCCTATGGATGAAAGCAACTCGGACTACCAACGCTATCTAAACCCAGAAGCGGAACAATCCACACCGATTGTGATCGATGAAACCGAAACTATCTAAAGCTGCATCACAGTTAAGGGAACAGGTCGATGACTCATTCCCAGATCGTGACCGCACATCGGATGGTTGGATCGGTGATACCCGACACGCTGCTCGCAAGTCTGATCATAATCCAGATGAGCAA